CACAGTGATAAACGACTTCCCGCTGCCAAAAAGCAAGTCGAAGAAAAAACGGAGGTCGTAGTCAATGCAGAACCTAAGCAGAAACCAGAAGAACCTAAGGCGGTTGAATCCATCCAGGAAGAAGAACCAGATGTCGAGCCGACACTTGTTGAGAAGTATCAAGCTTTCAAGAGCACGATCAACATGGCGGAATTCAACAACCTGGTCGACTTGGTTACTGCTGACACGAAAAAGATGCGTCAGATGATGGCCAAATCTATGCAGGCAATCGCGAATGATTGCGGATTGAAAGCGTGAGCCTATGCAAGATATCAACAGAGTCGTTCTGATTGGCCGATTGACACGTGATCCAGAGCTCAGAAAGACACAGAGTGGAACGAGCGTCTGTTCGTTTACCTTGGCGGTTAATCGAAGACAGAATCAAGACGGAACACAAGATGCTGATTTCATCAACTGCGTTGCATGGAACAAACTGGCCGACAACATCCAGCTGTACCAGAAGAAAGGCAATCAGCTAGGAGTTGAGGGCCGAATCAATACACGCTCATACGACAACCAGCAAGGACAGAAAGTCTATGTCACAGAAGTCATCGCAGAGAACGTGCAGTTTTTGACACCTAGAAATGATTTTAACGAGCAAAATACTCTAGGGGTTACAAATACCTATGGCGCTCAAAATTACGCTCAGAATCAATCGTATGGAGCTCAGACAAGGAATCACAATCAATCGAATGTGCAGTATGCGCAAAGCTTGACTCAACAAGCCGAAGTTGATGCTCTTGAGATTGCATCGGATGATTTGCCTTTCTGATGAAGAATGGCGAAGTTTTAAAGAAGAAAAAACAAAACGAGGAAACATTCAAAACACTTGAATGGATTTCCTCAAAAGACAACAAGGAGGAAAAATGATGAAAGACTCAGAACTACGCATGATTGAGACAATGCTAAAGAAACAAGATGAGCTGAATTCGGCCATCATGAAAGAGTATGGCTTGACTACAATTTCGAAGGAACAGATTGACTTAGCCACACTTGATGAGATTGGTGAATTCACTCATGAACTCAAAGGCGACTGGTGCTGGTGGAAGAAGTCTCAGGAACCAGTCGACAGAAATAAAGCCCTGGAAGAGTTGGTAGATGTCTTCCATTTTGTCTTGATCTACGAATTGTTTTATGGAAAAAGAACCTATTTGTTGGATGATCTCGGGTACGATTTAGAAAGTCCTCGTGACTATATGCCTATGGTACAAATGGATATCGGCCTTGGAATAGCAACTGCATTGACACGCATTATTGATCTTGCAGATAGTCGATTGATGTATCTGTTGGCACTAAGCGAACACTTAGGATTCTGCCTGGAAGAAGTCTATGCAGCTTATATGAGAAAGAACGCGATTAATCACGAAAGATTAGAAAGTGGGTATTAAGTATGTGGATTAGAAGGGGCGAGGAGAAATGGCAAAGTATTGGGAACATTTAGAGTATCACGAAGATACAGTTGAAAAACACAAAATAACCGAAGATGAGATACGGTTTTTGAAAGAACTTCAGAAAGAAATGAATACGCAGGACAGTTGTGGACAAGCTGATCCTCGATACTGGGTGATAAGAGATTTTGACAAGGTGTATGGAGAAAGACTAAATAATCCGGATGGATTTACTGTGTGCGATTCTGATGATGGTAATGAAGTATGCGAAATAGAATACAGAATATTTGGTTCATCCAAAATGGCAGACGAGATATTAAAAGAACTTGAAGAACAGGAATATGAATTATCAGATGATGATAAACAAACAATTTGTGATGCATATGATTTTGATTCTCTGATTGAAACATTAGAAGAATTAGATTTTTCTGTTATGCAATATGAAATTGTACCAAAGTATTCTGGAATGTTCCTTACGCAAAAAGCAGCTGAAGAACATTTGAGAGCAAATTACTATCATTATTCAGACAATGCAACAACGTATGCAATGACAGCATGGAGAAGCCAAGAAGCGGATATGTTGTATAAGATATTGCATAGCGTTGATTTTGATCAATTAAATTAAGATTTAGGAGGTAAGAGAAATGTTGAAAAAAGGTGACAAGGTTATAATGAACGATAAATATTACGTCAATGAAAAGAACAAGGGCAAAATTTTCACTGTCCGTGCAGAGCCTTCAATGGTAGGTGGAACTTTAGTTGTATGGTTAGAAGATTATAAAGGCTGTTATGCAGCTGATGGTCTTACAAAGGCAAATTAGGATTTAGCGAATAAATGGCAATCGTCAATATAAGGAGAAAGAAAATGTTAAATACAAATATTAATCAAAAGCTAGAATTCCATTCGGTTAGCGGTTTGATGTGCAAATCACATCCAAAATCTATTATTTGTAAAGCTGAAGAAAATCCATATTTGTTAGACATGGATAATCCAAGAAAACGTGATACAACTTATACTCGCTATAAAGATGAACCAGTCGTTGTTTTACAAGTAATGATTTTAGAAAAAGGATTTTTAGTTGAATATGTGCCAAAAGATGTTTATGAGATGAAAGAAAATGATTGAAATAGCTTGTATGTTATACAATTTGGCAATAATTGGAATCACCTGCTATATGTGTGCAAATTACAGTTATTGGTTCTTATTGTTATTATTGCTAACAGGCAGTTATAAAAACGATAGGAGCGAGGAAGAACATGAGGAGGATTTTTAATGTCAAAAAGAAAAAAGAGAACGATTGTAAACCAGGAACAACACTCATTTGAATTCTTGGGTTTTGAATTAGATTCGCAAACTTATCTTAAAACACTCACAAAACAAGAACTAATCGACTATATCTATATGATTTATGACAATTGGAGTGGTGTGGATATTATGACGGAACGCGTCAGAAAGTTAGGCATAGAGACATATAGAAAATTGCTGATCAACAGAGAAGCTCTTAAATTGTTTGTGGATTGGGCCGAAGAATGTGACTTTGGCTATGATCAACTACCTGAGGAATATGAAAAATATAAAACGGACCTGGAAGAAAAAGGTTTAGATTATTGCGAAGGCTTGAGATATATTGCCATCCAGGAAGCAAAAGAAGCTCTTAAGGTGTACGAAAATCATGTAGAAATGATGGATGAAAAGCTAGATGAATGGGAGAAGTGAAAAAATGAAGACTTTAGAAGAATTATAAAAAGACTACCTGGAAAAGAAAGAAGTGTACGAGAACGCAGTTGTCGCTCTCGCACATTCTGGATCCAACAAAGTGGAAGTGCGGAATGCAGCGGAAATTCTAGATAGTTCGTATGAAGAATGCCAGAAAGCTTACACAGCTTGGCAGGAGGCAAAGAATGCCTAGTGCATTGTGGTTCGCCGGCGGTGTGTTTGTAGGGACACTGGCTTCATGTATGTTGTTCCTGATTGTAATGGGATCGCATGAATTTGACGACTATGAAGGATTCGACGATACAAAATGAGCTTTGAAATTCACAACAAAGAAATCAAAGATGAATGTGATTCATTGTTGAATTACTTTCGTTTCGTTCGAAATGCAACGAAAGACGAATCGTTTGACCTGGATAATAAACTGGATCACGTCATCGATTACATCACAAAGCTTGAGCGTGAGAACCTGGGATTGAAAGAATACAAACTACATCAAGAAAAAGCGAACGAGCGCAGACACTACTGCTATGAGGAACCATGGAATCGTGGTTCTGTCGTAGGCAAGAAAAGAATGAAATAGGATTTGGAGGCATTACAATATGACAAATGAAGAAGCAGCGTACATTCTGCATGAAATGAAAAGCATTAATTTTTACGAGCATAAACTGGCAGAACTGAGATGTCTATTGATTGACATTTCAGAGCGCATCGAATCAATCCAAATGCCTTCATGTCCACTAGGTGGTGATGGCACAAAGATAGACAACCACAAAGAGAAATCATCTATCGTCAATTCTCTTTTATCTGACGAGCAGATGTATATTGAAGAGCGGAACTACTACTCACTTAGTCTAAGTAAGGCAAACGGCTATGTTACAAAAATATGCACACACTGTTCTTTAAGGGAGAATCAATTCCTGCAATCATACATTGAAGGATGGTCTCAAGATAAGTTAAGACGTGTATATGGATATGCGAATCCTTATCAGAGTGTGTTGGCACTTATCAAGAAGACTTTGAGAAGTAGAAAAGTTGTATAAAACTACGCAGTCAAGTGTGATAAAATGATATATATGAATTGTGGTCAAGGTTAAAGTCTTGGCCTTTTTTTATTGCACAGAAAGGAGGTGTTCCATGGCTAAGTTGACAGAGAAGCAGAAAATATTTGTTGACGAGTATTTGATTGATATGAATGCAACAAGGGCATATAAAATTGCATATCCTCATGTAAAGTCAGAAGGTTCTGCAATGTCAGCTGCTTCAAGACTGTTAAGAAATGTTAAGGTCAAAGCTTATATAGGTGAACAGCTTGAAAAAATAAGTTCTGAAAAGATAGCGGATGCCCAAGAAGTCATGGAGTACCTTACTAGTGTGATGCGAGGCGAGACTAGTGCCGAAGAAGTCATGGTTATTGGAACCGGTGAAGGATGTTCCGAGCCTTGCAAGGTTTCGAAAGCACCATCCGAAAAGGAACGACTGAAAGCAGCTGAACTGATTGGAAAAAGATACGCTTTATTCACTGGATCAGATACAAAAGAAGATGATTCAGACAGTGTGGTAATTGTGAATGATGCTCCAAAATAAAAATAGAAATTGCATAAAGCTTTCAGATATCATCATGCCAAGGTTTCTGCCTTTGGTAAATGACAGAGTTCATATGCATCAGATATTGACATCTGGTCGTGCAGGAACAAAGTCGAGTGCTATGGCTATACTGGTTGACTACTTGATAGTCTCTGAACCAGGAACTGCTGCAGTCGTGATGAGAAAGCATCACAATAAGCTTAGAAAAACAGTATACAAAGAGTGTCTGAGGGCTTTGAAGCGTTTAGGACTCAATAAGAATTTGTTTAAGATAACAAGCTCACCTATGCAGATAACTTACAAAAAGAACGGAAACACGATCTACTTTACCGGTTCCGATTCCATCGATGATACAAAAGGTATGATTGATGATCAGAACACGATCAAGCTGGTAGTGTTGGACGAGTTGACTGAGTTCTTTGACAAAGGTGAAGGTGAAGATGAAATCAGTAATATCACAGCCACATTCGTTCGTGGTAATGAATCTGATTTCAGAATGATGTATTTATACAATCCTCCGAAGAATCCAAAGGCACCAATCAATGAGTGGTGTCAGAAGATGGAGAAGCGTGAGGACTGCATACATATCCATGCGACATATCTTGATGTTCCGAAGCAATGGATTGGTCAAAAGTTGATTGCAGAAGCAGAGGCCATGAAAAAGGTTGACTTCAAGATGTATCGCTGGGTATGGCTTGGCGAATCAGTTGGACTGGATGACCTTATCTACTACATGTTTGATGAAGAGAAGCACGTTCGTGTTCCAGAGCCTTCTTACAATCAAATTGTTATAGGTGTCGATTATGGCCAGATGAATGCCACAACATATCAGGCATTTGGTATCAACTACAAAGAAAAGCGAATGGATGGGCTCAAGGAGTACTACTATTCAGGAAGAGAAACCGGAAAGCAGAAGAGCCCTAGCGATTACGCTAAGGACTTCCGAGCTTTCCTTGATGAAATATACAAAGAACATTCTAGATGCGCAGTGACAGTGTTCTATGATCCATCTGCAAGAGGTCTTGCGGAAGAAATCAAACGAGTATGTCCGGAGGTGTCAATGCGTAAAGCTAAGAATGATGTAAACTTAGGAATCAATCGAGTGCAAAAGTTGTTGAACTATTGTGCTCTTTTATTTTCTCCTGATCAGAAACATGCAATCGAAGAAATGTACTTGTATGGATATGACCAGGATTCGATTGAAAAAGGAATCGAGAAACCAATCAAAGAGAATGACCACTGCATGGATGCAATCCGATATGCGGTAATGGGGGCATGGAAAGATATGAAGAGACTTCTTCCAGTGCTCGCAAGTGGAGAAAAGGAGGAATAGTCAATGATACAAGGCGGAAGAGGTGTGATAAGAACCTTTCTTGAAAAGAGAGGCTATAAGTCAGTTCCAGAAGACTTCTACGGAAAGATTGAAGAATGGAAAGACTGGTATATCAACGGAACCGATAAGATGCACACGCGCATGGTTTACAACGGAAGGACTGTAGTAACAGAAGAAATCAAATCACTAGGCATGGCCAAGACTGTAGCCGAAACCTGGGCCAATTTATTAATGAATGAAAAGGTTCAAATCAACGTAGGGAATGAACATAGTAATGATGTCCTGCATGATATTTTGAAAGACAATAAATTCCAAACGAATGCGAATCGCTTGTGCGAATTGTATTTCGCTCTAGGAACTGGAGCTTTCGTTGAGTATATCGGTAAGGATGAAGTTCAGATTGATTACATCCAGGCTGATTTGATATTTCCTATCACATGGTCAAGCAAAGGTGTAGAGGAATGTGCGTTCGGTTCAGTGATTCGATACATGAATCAAGACTGTATCTACATTCAAATGCACATCAAAGAAAAAGGACAGTATATCATTGAAAATCACATTCTAGGATTAGAAGGCCAAGGTTACAAAGAAATGGAATTGCCATTCGGTGTTGAGCAAATCATCAACACTGGATCTAAAACTCCGTTATTCCAAATCCTTAAACCGAACATCGTCAACAATGCCGACGAATCATTGTCTTTGCCGATGGGAATCAGTGTGTATGGAAATGCTACAGATGTATTGATGGAAATCGATACCACCTTTGATTCTTTAGACACAGAAATAAATACTGGCCGAAGAATCATATTCCTTCAGGCTCAGGGATTCCAGACAGATTCAGATGGAATCACTCACAACATGATTGGAAATCACGAGACGATATTCAGAAGCGTCGGTGATGCAGATGAAGATGGGAAAGCGATGGTTTATGATTTCTCCCCTGCATTAAGAATCAGCGAAATCAACCAGGCAATTCAAATGCAGTTGAATCTGTTGAGTGAGAAGTGTGGAATGGGAACGAATCAATTCGAATTCACTTTAAAAGGTGTTAAGACTGCGACCGAAGTTATTTCTGAAGACAGTGACATGTATTCGAATTTGAAGAAGCACGAAATCGTCTTAGGCGAAGCCCTGGAAAACATGATTGAAGCTATCTCATTCTTATCTGGTAAGATTGGAAATCCGATGGAAATTGACGAGATCACAATTGATTTTGACGACTCAATCATCGAAGACAAAGACACTGAACGAAAACAAGACCAGGCAGACTTGGCCAACGGAACACTTAGACCAGAAGAATATCGAGCTAAGTGGCGAAACGAAACGATTGAAGAAGCTACAAAGAATCTTCCACAGAGTGCGGATGTGATGGAATAAGATGCTAACAGAAAGAGAAATCGAGGCCTTTGGGTTTGGCCATGAAGCTATATTCAAAGACCTTGAGAAAGCCATCATGTCTGACATTGTGCGAAGAATCAAGCAAACTGATGTGATCACACGTTCTGCAGATTTTCAATTGAATCATTTAAAGATGCTCGGAATGTCAGACTATGAAATCAAGAAGATGGCAGAACAGTACATTCAGGCTTCAGATGATTACCTGGATAGAGTATTCGCAAATGCCATCGAGACAGACTACATCGACAATAAGGAACTGTACAAAGCTCAAGGTAAGGAGTTTATTCCGTTTGAAGACAACAAGATGATTCAACAATGGATTCAAGCTATTAAGCTGCAGACCAAAGATGAGATGAGAAGGCTGACAGAATCTATGGGATTCGTTGTGCAGACTGGAAGTCGTAAAGTGGTTCAACCGGTCGGAGTTTTCTATCAAAACGTTTTAGATCAATCTGTTGTTGACATAATGATGGGCACATTTGACTACAATCGAGTGTTAAATGATGCAGTTCGAAAGATGACGCATTCCGGCCTTCGTTGGATTGATTATCAGTCCGGATGGCACAACAGAGTGACTGTTGCTGCAAGGCGAGCGGTCATGACTGGAATATCGCAGATAACGATGCAGATTTCAGAAATGAATGCCAACGAATTAGGAACAGATTACTTTGAAGTGACTGCACACGCAAACGCTCGTCCAAGTCATGCAGAATGGCAAGGAAAAGTGTATTCCAGAAAAGAATTGGAAACTGTGTGCCACCTTGGTGAAGTGACTGGACTTCTAGGTGCTAACTGCTACCACATGTATTATCCATTCATTCCTGGTGTATCAAAGCGAGCGTATACTGACGATCAACTGGATGAATGGAAGTCAGACAAGCCGATTGAATTCAATGGCAAGGAATACAGCGGATATGAAGCTACTCAGAGAATGCGACAAATGGAAACGAATATGCGTGCGCAACGTGAGAAAATCTATTTGTTGAAGCAAGGTGAAGTGAACAGGTATGATTTGCTCAACGAACAAGCTTACTATCGTGGCCAGATGGCAGAATATGCTAAGTTTGCTGATAGAATGGGATTGAAGCAACAGAAAGAACGTATATCTGCAGATGGATTAGGCAAATTGGTGGATGCATCATGGAAAAACAATCCAGGAATGACAAAAGAGCGAAAAGATGCTATATTTGAATCAGAAATAAAAAGGATTTTACACAAGCCGAATTCAGTTGTGCATCTACAAAAAACGCCTATAGATTGTGATGAATTAAGCATTGATATTATTCATATCAACAAAGAAAGAAATCACAACGTAACCGAAAGCGAAGCGAAAAGCTTTATCGATAACGCTTATTTCTCTGTATCTGTATGGGATGGTCGGTTTGAAAGATATTACAGCAAATTAGGTGCTACATATGTAGATATGGAAGGCAAAGAGATTAGGACAGCCTTCAAGGCGAAGGAATTTGATGATATTACAAAATCATTAATAAAGGAGTATGAACAGTATGACAAATCGAAATAAGCATAGATGTTGGTATTGCCCATTATACAAAAAGGAGATTGAGGACATAGAATGCCTTGATGTTCAAGATGTAGCAGATAGAATCAGAAAGCCGGTAGCGGTTCCTAAAGAAATATTAGATATTCCTAATTTCAAAGCGGTATGTGATAAATGCGAACATCGCGACCTTGGGTAAAATCCATGTCAGAAAACTTCAAAATCATTTATAAGATATTAAAAATTCTAGAATCATCTATGGATCACGAAGTTTTTGATGTTCAAAGAATATCCGCATCTGCACTAGGAATCACAGATGTTCGTCTCAAAAAGGTGTTGAAGATGCTTCTTGAGAATGGATATGTATCTGGATTTGAAGTCAAGAAGTATATCGGAGATCCATATGAAAATATCATCGGACTAGAGGACATCCAAATCACCTTGAAAGGCCTAGAATACCTGGAAGAAAACAGTCTCATGAAAAAGGCTGCGGAATTAGCAAAAGGAATCGCAAATATCATTTAAAAACTAAATTTATTAATTAGCGTCTATTTAAACAATAGGCGCTTTTTATATGCCATGGGCAAGGCGATAAAAGGCACCAATCCAAAGTGAGAAGAGACTCACGTTAATAAACTGTAGGAGGAAAAGAAAGATGAAACGAGAAGAATTAAGAGCAATTGAAGGACTAACAGAAGAACAAATTAATCAGATCATGAATGTGCACCAAAATGACGTGACTAATTGGAACAACAGACTTCAAGCGCAGGAGACACAAATTACGAATTTGAACGCAAAGGTTAAGGAATTCGATGGTGTCGATGTAGCCAAGCTACAAAAGGATCTAACTGACATGCAAAACAGGTACAACTCAGACATGGCCGCCAAAGACAAAGACTTTGCAAAGCAGATGTACTTCAACGGAATCCAGTTCACATCCAAGCTAGCTAAGAGTGCTGCAATGGCAGAATTCGACAAAAAGAATCTTGAATTCAAAGAAGGTCAATTTGTAGGAGCCGACGAGTTCATCAATGAGTTGAAGAAGGACAATCCAACTGCCTTTGTCACAGAAAAAAGCGATGAAGGAACTCAAGTCCAAACTCAACAACAACAAACACAGCAGACAACAAATCCATTCAGTTCTGGAATGGCGCAAGGTTCTGCAACTGGTTCAGATACTTTAGATCCAGTCACTGCTAGATTCAAGGAATTGAATCCAGACATTCAAATTTAATGCTATAGGAGGATAAGAGAATGCCACAATTAAATGGAACACATGAAAAACAAGATCGCTATTCTAGCTTAGTATTGGCGAAATTACGCAGCACATCAGTCATGATGGGTTTATTCAACAGAAAATACGAAGGGTCACCAGTAGCGGGTGCAGTTAAAATTCCAGTACGTGATGATGAAGTTAAAGTCAACAAAGACTATGACATCAAGTCAGGTGGAGAATTGACAACTTCAAAAACAACTTATAAAACATTACCAATCGACAAGAGCTTATATGTCAATGAATTAATCGATGGATATGAAGCAGATGCAGTACCAGATAACTTGACTGCAGACCGCTTAGATTCTGCAGGATATGCAATGGGATTGGAAGTCGATAGCGAATTAATCAACGTTTGTGCTACTTCAGGAACTGCATCAACTAACACTACTGCATTGACTGCAAAGACTGTCTATGGAAACATTGTTGACGAAGTTCAAGCATTGAAAAAGAAAGGTGTACACTTAAATGAGATGTGGTTAGTTGTAACTAACGAAACATTCGGATTATTATGCAAGGCACCTGAGTTCATCAATGCATCTGATTCTGGTGTTAAGAACGCAGCAGAAGGCTTCCGAGGAACTGTATTCGGATTGAATGTATATGAAACAAACAATATTCCTGACGATTCAAACATTGAATATATCTTAGGAAACAACGTTTTCTGTCACTTCGTAAATGACTGGATGAAGAAGGTTTCAGTCAATGCAATTGCAGATGGAAAACACATCGGTGCTTCTGCGTTACAAGGTAGACAAGTTTATGGAGATATGATCTCACGTCCAGAAACTGTCACAATCAAAAAGAAAGCAGCTGCATAGTCATTTAGATGGGATGGTCCATAAATGTTAGTAAATTATGCAATATATCAGGAACAGTACTTTGGAAAATCAATTCCAGAAGAAGAATTCAATGCCTATTCTAGATTGTCAGAATCATATGTTAATCAATACACATTCACTAGAATCCAGAACGCTTTAAGTGATCAGGAAAAAGAGAATGTGTATTTTTGTATCTGCGAGATTGCAGAAAAGCTATATGAAAACGATCATCTGCCTTCTTCAAAAGGAATCACATCCGAAAGCGTCGATGGCCATTCCGTATCATTCGAACGCAGAAAAACAACCACTCAATTGAAACCTTTAATCAAGGATATAATCAATCGATGGTTGTGCAATACGAATCTTTTATACAGAGGGTGCTTATGATTGATTGCAATAACACTGTCACACATGCACACTGGGTCGTAGACGAGGAAAAGCGAGACAAGGTACTTGTCAGTGAGCTGATAAAGAATTGCTCGTGGAATCACGTCTATGGCACCAGGGACGGAGAAAAGGAAGATACAGAAGATGATTCCTTCACAGTCCGTATAGAAGTGAACGTAGCAAATGACATTCCTGATATTAAAAAACACGATATTCTAATTCTTGGAGAAGCCGACATCCAAGGCATGACGTCGGCTCAACTCCAACGAAAATATCCAGAATCTTTCGAAGTTCAAACTGTAAAATACAACCTTAATTCTGTAGGCGGCTATAGCAATCACATAAGGGTTCAAGGAGTATGACAGAACCTATCAAGGTGCCAAGCAATATCGACATCAAGATTGCTTCAAAAATGGGCAGAGTCCAGGCAAAGCTCAAGTTTGATCCATCACTTGGACCTGGTGTCAATAACGCTTATAAGCGAGCTCAAAAGTTTGTTGATTCAGAAGTTATTAGACTATCATCGCCATACACTCCGATGCGCAGCGGAAAGTTGATACAATCTTCAACATCTTCAACAAGAATCGGCTCAGGAGAAGTCAAGTACAATGTTCCGTATGCTAGATATCAGTATTATGGAATGTTAATGGTTGGCCGAGCACCAAAGAAACTCACGAGCACACCTTTAAAGTACCAAGGAGCGCCACAGAGAGGTGCCAAATGGTTTGAACGAATGAAAGCGAAGAACAAAACAGACATATTGAAAGGAGCTGGCAAAATTGTCGCAACGAAAAAATAATCTGGAACAGATTCGAAACTATTTTCTGAATTGTCCGGTATTTGATAAGCATTCAATCCTTCATATCGACTACTTGAATGAGCGAATCGATGAAACGATTGAATACAGTATCATGTCAGAGATAAATTCAAACATGATCGTAAAAAGATATACTGATGGCAGTACTCTGAGACAGTTCCTTTTTTCAATCATGTCAAAAGAAGACTTTTCACCAGAAGTCCAGTCACAGATTGCAGCATCTTCTTTATACGAAGACCTGCAAGACTGGATTGAAAAGCAAAATCAACTAGGTATATTACCGGACATCGAAGGTATACAGACTATCGAAGTGGTAGCACCTGCGTATCTATTTGATGCCGAGGCCAACTCTGCAACGTATCAGATACAATGCAGAATTCTATATTTAAAGGAGGACTAAAATATGGCAGTAAACGAAAAGTTAGTAACTCGTGATAAAAAGGTTGCATTCATGGCTGTTGGAGGCAAGGATGAGACAACTTTCACACGAATGACTAAGTTCACATCGATGAGCAAATCATCAAATCCAGTTGAATATTCACGTACATATGTAGATGAAGCAGCTGAGCGCAGTGACGTGACTGGGTATGCGCCATCTATCGCGTATGGATTCGACCAATATGAAAACAACGCAGTGCACAATGATATCATCTCGATTACAGAAGGAGAAAAAGTTGGAGACGACGCAATCCGTACAATCTTGATTGTAGATTTCACTGCACCAGTAACTGCATCAGACACAACTAAATACAAGGCAGTCAAACGTAACTATTCGGTTATTCCTGATTCAGATGGTGGCGACGAAAACGCATATACTTATTCTGGAAACTTCAAAGCTTCTGGAGCAAAAGAAGAAGTCACTGTCACATCAACTGATGAATGGAAGACTTGCACAATTTCAAAATAGGACCTTTTCATAGGTCCTTTTTTATTTAATTAGAACATAAAAAGGAGATAAGAGCCATGAGCCAAATTAATTTAGACTACAATGTTCCAATCTGGAAAATCAATGGATTGGAATTTGAATTCGATACAGAAGATCCATCCACATGGGTACGTTATGAGAATGCCTATAAAGCATTCCAGGATAAAGTTAAACACAGACCTAAGGATGGTGGTCGTTCCGGGTTGCTTAAATTCGAAATGAAGATCATCAAGGAATTATTCAATGATGTGTTTGGCCACAATGCAGGAACACAAATCTTTAAAGGTCAGCCAAACAACAGACGCTACTATTATGCAGTCCACAATGACTTTGTGAAGTTTGTAGACAGATGCAGAGAAGAAAGCGATGACGCAGTTATCAAATTAGCCGATGCAGGTGGTGATTACAGTGAACCTTCTGTTGGAAAGCTTGCCTAAAAGCCTGCGCATAGGAAGAAAAGAACATCCAATCAAGACAGATTTCAGAACCTGGATGCAATTGAACGAGACTGTTATTCGTGATGATGCGACAGAAGATGAGATCATGAAAGTGATTTTGGATGTATTCGAAAACAAGCGCAATAAAACTAGATTATTCATTCGAAACGGAGAAGAAATTGTGGATCAAGTATCTTGGTTTCTAAGATGTGGAAAAGAAGAATCTAGCGAAGGCAATTCAAAAGGCCCGGTGAACTTCTCGTTTACCTATGACAGTGACTATATATTGTCTGCCTTCCAACAGTTCTATGGCATCGATTTATTGAAGTCTGATATGCACTGGTGGGAGTTTGTGGCTTTGATGAATTCAATCAGTGGTGAGTGTGAATTAAAGGAGCGTGTGCGCTTACGAAGTATTGATGCGGGTAAAATCAAGGACTCTAAAGAAAGAGCACGTATACGATCAATACAACGTTCTATCGCATTGCCACATAATCAGAGAGTTATGTCTGATGAGGATATAGGTGAAGCGTTATGGTAATCAAAATACCAGTGTTCGAAAAGAAATGGTTCAGATGTCCGCATTGTGGCAAGAAGCTACTTCTATTTGATAACAACGCAAAATGCAGAGGTGTCTACGTCTTCTGCAAGCAATGCAAAAAGGATGTAGAAATTAAAATCTAAATAACATACTTAGATGAGCCTTTGAGCCGTATGTTCACGATTTTCGAGTCAGAAAGGATGTGAATGTATACATGGCAGATGGCTCACTATTATTTGACACAAAAATCGACTCCAGTGGATTCAGTGGCGGTTTAAGCAAGATAGCTGGCACTGCAAAAAAAGGAGTCAAAACAGTAAGTGCTGCGTTAATTGGTGCGAGCGCTTATGCATTAAAAGTAGGCTCAGACTTTGAGTCTGGAATGTCTAAGGTCGCTTCTATCTCAGGTGCTACTGGCAAAGAATTGCAAGCCTTGACCAATAAGGCTAAAGAAATGGGTGCCAAGACAAAGTTCTCGGCTACAGAATCTGCAGAAGCCTTCCAGTACATGGCTATGGCCGGATGGAAGACCGGAGATATGCTAAGCGGTATTGAAGGTATCATGAACCTTGCAGCCGCATCAGGAGAGAATCTTGGCCAGGTTTCCGACATCGTTACGGATGCATTGACTGCATTCGGTTTGAAAGCCAGTGATTCGGCACACTTTGCCGATGTACTAGCTCAGGCATCTAGTAATGCCAATACAAACGTTGGAATGATGGGTGAAACATTCAAATATGTAGCACCAGTCGCAGGTGCTCTAGGATTCAGTGCCGAGGATTGTGCACTGGCAATTGGATTGATGGCCAACAGTGGTATCAAGGCCGGCCAGGCAGGTACATCATTGCGTTCTATCTTAAATAGAATGGCGTCACCAACCAACGAAGTTCAACAAGCTATGGACGCTCTAGGAATCTCAATCACAAACAGTGATGGTTCTATGAAGTCACTTAGAGAAATTATGAAGGATTTGAGATCTTCATTCTCGAATCTGACTGAGGCTCAGAAAGCACAGATGGCTTCGGCACTTGGTGGCCAGGAAGCTATGTCAGGATTATTGGCCATCGTTGGAGCTTCGGATGAGGATTTTGATAAATTGACGGATGCGATTGATCATTCGGATGGCGCTGCTAAGCGAATGGCAGACACAATGAATGACAATCTTAAAGGAAAGGTCACAATCTTACAAAGTGCACTGGAGGCTCTTGGAATATCTGCGTATGAGAAGTTTGAGACTCCTATGAAGGACGCGGTTGATTCTGTCACAAAGAATGTCGATAGCCTGAACAAATCAATGAGCAGTGGAAAACTTTCAAAGAGCTTTGACAAAGTGGCTGACAGTATGGCCAAAGTGGCATCCACTGCAATCAACTTGTCAATCAAGGCAATTCCAAAGGTGATTGATGCGTTTGCTTTCATTGTGGACAATGCGAAGAAAGTAGCGTCTGGAGTACTTGGTGCATATACTGCATTCAAGATATTCACAAACTACCAGAAGATTTGTGCCGCAGTCACAAAAGCAAGCGCAGCCGCTTCTTTAATCTATGAGGTGGCAGTCAAGGCAGTAACCGGACAGATTACGTTAGCAACTGCAGCGCAAGAAGCTCTGAGCCTTGCGATGATGGCCACTCCTGCAGGATTACTTGCAGCGGCAGTAGCCGGTATCGGTGTGGCCTTGGTAGCATATACTGCTGCAACGATTGCAAGCTATCAAGAGACAGATAAGAATGTTATCGCTACAGAAAAGCTTGTAAGCAGTCATGACAAGCTGACAAAGAAACTTGAAGAGAATAAGAAAGCACGTCAAGAAAGCACTCAATCAGTTGAAGAAGAGGCCACAAAGTCAGAGGTTTTAACAAACCGCCTTGAAGAACTGGCCAAGAAGACAAACAAAACAAAGGCAGAAAAAGAAGAGCTTAAAAACATTGTTGATCAATTGAATAAGTCAATGCCTGATTTGAATCTTCAATACGATGAAGAGACGGATAAGCTGAACAAAGATACAGATGCTATCAGACGAAACATCGATGCTCAAAAAGATTTGATGTTAGTCAAGGCATACCAGGAACAACAACAAGCAATCGTCAATGATATTGCCAAGGCACAGACTCAATTGAATAAAGCCACAGAGCAATCTACAAAGAACGAAAAGGCTCTGGAAAAAGCTAAGAGAAAAACGAATGAAGCCTACGATGAAATGGTTAAGGCCGGAAAGTCGGTCCAGGACACAACGTCCAAAGAAACTCAGGCATACATCAATGCAACTCTAGCACAAGCCAAAGTTCAAGAAGCTCATAAGAAGTCTAAAGATACTGCCAAGGAATTGCAGAAGCAAATCAACGCGTTAAACAAGGAATATGAAGATACTGGAAAGAGTGTTGAAAAAGCCTTGAATGATGTGGATGTAGACAATGCATTGGCAGATATCACACAGAAGTGTGCAGAAGCTGGAATCAAGATTCCGCAGTCAGTAGTTGACGGAATCAAAGCAGGCAAATATGCAATACCTCAGTCTGTAGAAGAAATGAAAGCACTGATCAATATGGATAGCTTTGAGGAAGTCAGTGCCAAGGCAAAAGAAAAAGGTGTGCAGATTCCACAATCTATGGCCGAAGGATTAAAGAATGGAACTGTCACAGTTGAAGAAGCTAATCAGTATATCAAAGATGCTATCAAATTCGATGATGTAGTTCAGAAAGCAAAAGATGCCGGTGTGGATATTCCGGCCGGACTTGCAGAGAATGTAGCGAGCGGACAGACTGCTCCTGCAGATGCAGTTCAAATGATGAAGAATTTGATTCAGTTCCAAGATTTACTAAATAACTCATCTCTTGCAGGTGCTGCAGTACCACAGAGTATTAAAGATGCAGTCATGGCAGGAAGAATGTCACCTGCGCAAGCAGTTCAACAGATGAAGCAGAATGCAGTAAACGCTGCGCAAATGGAATCTGAGATGAAATCTAAAGGTGCTAAAGGTGCCAAAGGATATACATCCGGTGTAGGTTCTGGAAAAAAAGATGCAAAGACAAGTGGACAGTCGTTGAAGGATAATGCTACAAGCGGTGCTAGTGGTGGTTATAGCGGAATGCACACTGAAGGTGCAAATGCCGGTAATGGTTTTGCAGCTGGAATCAAGTCTGTTGTATCTAGGGTTGCTAGTGCAGCTGCCAACCTAGTGCGAAGCGCAATCAACGCAGCCAAGAAAGAGCAGAACTCTCACTCTCCTTCTCGCGTATGGCGCGATGAAGTTGGTGAGATGAGTGGTGAAGGCTATATTGATGGCGTTAAGCGAAAGACTAAAGACGCTCAGAAAGCTGCTAAAAAGTTTGTTAAGAGTGCTATCAATTCCGCTAAAGGTGCAAATGAAAAGATAGAGTTTGACTGGGGCATGAGCGAATCAAGCAAACTGGGAGCAATTCAAAGTTTGAGAAACTCTGCCTACACAGTGGCTTCCGACTTCCAAAAGGCAGCACAATCATATCCTGGTGGATATGGTGACAAGAAGCCGGTTGTGAACAATACAGTCAACTACAATATGAATCAAACAAATGTCGGCAATGGTCCAATTAAGCCTAGTGAGAATGCTAGAGAGCTTGAGGCTATGGCTAGACGAATGGAATGGAGGAACAAAAAATGATAATCTACAGTATTCAAAATGCTAAAGGAAACAAAATATCTTTCGGTGATGGATCTCCATTCCGAATCACTTCGATAGATGGAGTCTCTTCAAACTCCATCTCTATCACTGAAAGTAACAGTACAACCTTTACCGGTACAAAAGTATCTGGTATCAAAGTAAATTCTAAAGATATCACTGTTGAAGGAGACATGAAAGAGTCTCAAGCCAACAGAGATTTCTTCATCGAGACGATACCACCAGGAGAAATGTGCAGACTTTTCAGAGAGGACACAGAAAAGAAGCAGACATTGTATCTAGATGGATATGCCACAACGACACCTATCATCCAGGAAGGTGCCAAAGTATATCAAAGCTGGCAGTTTGTGTTCCATGTGCCATTTCCTTATTGGAAAAACAGTGAAAAATCTAGTATCGACTTTACGACGTTGGTTAAATGCCACAGATTTCCTAGATCGTACTCAAAGAAAACAAAATGGAAGCTAGGCTATCACGAATATAAGCCACTTCTAACAATCACAAACAAAGGCGATAAACCTACTGGCTTTATTTTGAAATTTGAAGCCGAAGCAGACACAAAGAATCCAAGCCTTGTAAACGTCAAGACAGAAGAACATATCTCTTTCACTGCAGAAGGTGGTCTAGAGATGCAAGCAGGAGACATTCTGGAAGTGAGCACGTACGAAAATTCATGCTACTGCCATCTGATCAGAGGCGAAAATGTAGAAAATGTATTCTACAAATTGAGTTATGACAGTACGTTCTTCCAGTTGGATCTAGGCGAAAATATTCTAAGATACGGAGCTACACTGAACGAAAAAAGTTTGTTTGCAAATGTTACGTTTGAAGAAATCACAGTGGGTGTATAGATATGCAATATTACATTTATGACACTAAAGGAATCAAACAAGGATTACTGCAAGAAGTTACATCTATTCAGTGGAACCCTAGATATTATGACAGTGGCCAGTTCGAGATTCATGCAAGGCCAACGGAGTTCAATAAGCAATATTTACGCAAGAAGAATCGTATCGTTTGCAGAGATAGAAATGAGATAGGCTTTATCAAGTATGTTCGCTGTGTTGAAGATGATGACGATATGGAAATCAGAGGGTTCATGGATAACCTTGATGATCGAATCAATATATCAACTGTCACAGTGACGAACGTTGAAAAAAGTTTATTGAATGCAGTGACTGCAAATAAGCGTGGCCTGGACATCATTGTAGGAAGTCCGACTGGATTGACTGCGACAATCGTTGATGGCTCCGACAGTACGTGGAAAACACTCAGAGAGATGGTACAGATGTACTGTAAAGTCGTTGGCTATGGCTATCGAGAAATCGTCAAGAATGGCAAATTGAATTATCTGGAAATCTACAGTGGCCAAAAGAAAAAGAATGTCAGATTCTCTGACAGGCTTGGAAACATGCTTTCTCAGAAATACACTGAGGATATGACAGAATACAAAAACTTTGCATATGTTCTAGGTGAAGAAAAAGAAGACGGATCTAGAACGATGGTGACTGTTGATATGCGTGCAGAGAATGAGCCTATGTATGAATTGTATGTGGATGCTAGAGATATTCAAACAACGTATACAGATTCAAATGGTAATTCAAAAGAGCGAACTGCGGAAGAAATCAAACAACTTCTAACACAACGCGGAGAAGATAAATTGAATGAAACAAGGCAGAATGCATCAACTTTTGAATTTGACTTAAAAGAAAATGACACGCTCATGGTTCTTGGTGTTGATTACGATATAGGCGATATCGTGTCTGCAGTTAGTAACTTATACAGCATATTTATTGAAGTAAGAATAGTGGGTTTAAACTTTGTTGAAGAGGGAGATCAAGAGACAGAGGTCTCTCTAGTTTTAGAAATAACTAATCAGGAGGTGATTAGATGACACAGAAATGTTATCCATTGAATGATGTGGATTACGATTCAGAAGATGTGCAACTTTATCATGCAGGAAGAACAACCGGTATATTCAATGTCACTGGTGATGATTTAAAAGTATCTTATGCTAGTGGAATGAATGTGTCCGTAACTCCAGGAACTGCATATCTTTTAACGGATGTGAATGGATTTGGTGGATTTACATACGCAAATACCGCAAGTGTCACATTAACAGTCGATACTGCATCATCAAACACTCGTTACGATTACATCGCAGTGCGTTATACAAAGGCTACGAATTCATGCCAATTAGCATACATTCGTGGCGATATGTCTATGCCAAAAGCATGTGTTCGTACTTCCAGCATTTATGAAATTATTATTGCGATCATCCAGGTTCCTGGTAACGCTGCAAGCTTGTCGAAAACATGTATCATTGATACGCGCTTGAATGAGACTTTGTGCGGTCTTGTAACAGACGGAACAAACAAATTGCCGACACAGCCGATGTATGATCAATACAATGCATTACTGGCAGAGCTAGAAAAAGCTTTAGATGGAAACACTGCAGGAAATTTATTGAATCAAATCAAAGCGAATAAAGGTTTGATTGATGGTGTGACCAAACGAGTGGCCACAAACGAAAGTAATATCGCAACACATGGAACGACAATCAATGACAACACGAAAGATATCACAGATGTGAGCAAACGTGTTAAGAGTATTGAAGATAAGATTCCAAACTTGGAAAAAGCGAATACTAGCCTTTCAAATCGAATCGCAGAGTGTGAAAAGTTTAAATGGAAAGTTGGAACATCAGCACCAACGACAAGCACTTGTCCTAGTGGATATTTCTACTTCCAGCTAGAAGGATAGGTGGTTGAAATATGACGAGAAAAGATTGTGGATCCAATACAAGTGGAATCCACATGATGGTGGATTATTGGACAGAGCTAGTTGGAAGTTGGCCAAACATCGCGATGCGTTGGCACTACTCCATGTTTATTAAAGAAGATTATTGGCAGAACAGCCTCCAGTGGAATTGGATTGCTGCACTCGTACACACTTGGACCACTTACACTCTGTGATTCACCAAGAACACCACTTGCCGAAAAGTTTCCAAACGATGTACTGCATCCAGGTGTATGATAAACACTTGGTCCATTGCCAAACGGAAGATCTAGAGTGCCTGCTGCAAGAACTCCGGTCTGTGTTGCTCCTGATAAATTTACATTGAAT